ATTTACTTTGTTAGAGGTAGAGAAGATGGTTCAGGGAGAAAGACACGCATTTCAAATGAGTCAAGCTGAACAAGAACTAGAACTAGAGCGTAACAAGATTGAAGCTAAGAGAAATATAAATATGGAGTATGTTTCTTGGGTACAGGGTCTAGGTAATATATTTAAAGGTATTGCTGGAGAAAATGAAGCTTTAGCTACAGCTGCTTTGGTTTTAGAAAAGGGCTCTGCTATAGCAGGTGTTATAATAAAAACACAAGCTGCTAATGCTCAGATTACAGCAAATATGCTTCAAGAACAAGCTGGATACAATGCAGCAGCGGCAGCGGCAGCGTTAAACCCAGTAGCATCTGCTGCGTTTAAAAGTCTTGCTATTGCAGCTGGAATACAAGGTAAAAGAAGAATACTTAAAAACAACATAGGCTCTGCTATATCTATTGCTAAAATCGCAGCAACCACACTACAATCTAGAGGTGCTGCTGGTGGCGGTGGCGGAGGAGGAGATGAAGGCGGAGGCGGAAGAACCTTTGACTTTAATTTAGTAGGCTCTACAGGTCAAGACCAGTTAGCACAAACTGTTGGAGGTCAATTCGGTCAAGGTCCTGTTCAAGCATATGTAGTTAGTTCTCAAATCACGTCTCAACAGCAACTAGACAATATGATAGAGTCTGACGCTACATTTGGAGGAGAAGATTAGAAATAAAAAGAAAATTAATTGTTATAATATTATGGAAGACTTAGATATATTTGAATTATTCATAGACGAGGAAAATGAATGGGGTGGCATAGAGGCTATCTCTATCGTTGAAAATCCAGCAATAGAAGAGGATTTTATAGCTCTTAAATCACAGGAAATAAAACTTGCTGAGGTAAACTCTGAAAAGCGTATATTAATGGGAGCTGCTTTAATTCCTAACAAGAAGATATACAGAAGAAATGGTGATAAAGAATACTACATACATTTCTCAGAAGATACTGTAAGAAAAGCATCACAGCTTTTTCTATCAAGGGGTAAGCAGAATAACTCAACTTTAGAACACGAAGTAGAGCTAGGTGGTTTATCTGTTGTAGAGTCTTGGATAATAGAAGACGAAATACAAGATAAGTCTAGAAAATACAATCTTAATATGCCTGTAGGAACTTGGATGGTTTCAGTTAAGGTAAATAATGATGAGATTTGGGAAGAGTTTATTAAGACTGAAAAGGTGAAAGGATTTAGCATAGAAGGTTTCTTTAGTGACAAAAATCAAAACGGTCCTAAAGAAAGCGTTGAAGAAGAACTGTCTCCAGAAGACCTAGCTAAGATATATGAGATAGAAGAGATTTTAAGTGCGTATAATAACGTAGAATTAAAAACTTATAGTGATTATCCAAAGGCTGCTAGAAACAATGCTAAGAGAGCTTTAAAATGGAAGAAAGAGAATGGTAGTTCTTGTGGGACAAGTGTAGGTTGGACAAGAGCCGCTCAACTAGCTAGAGGTGCTAGCTTGAGTCGCTCAACGATTGCTAGAATGGCATCGTTTAAAAGACATCAACAACACAAAGACGTACCTTATTCTGAAGGATGCGGTGGTCTTATGTGGGATGCTTGGGGTGGCTCTGCTGGAGTTAACTGGGCTATCAGTAAGCTAAAAAAGATAGACTCTGAGAAGATGGCTGAAGTAGGACCTAAAGGTGGTGTTAAGAGTAGTCCTAAAGCACCTAAATCAGATACACCTAATAAAAACCCAAAAGGTGAAGGAAGTGCTAAGGGTGATGCTTCTGGTAAGACTGGAGCTAAGGTATCTCAAAAAGACAGAAAGGCTTTGCAAAAAAAAGCTGATGAGTTTAATAAGAAATATAAAGAAAAGCTTGGATATGGCGTAACAGTTGGTATGTTAGCATCTGTATTTCAAAGAGGACTAGGTGCGTTTAATACTAGCCACTCTCCAAACGTAAAATCAGCAAGCCAATGGGCACACGCAAGAGTCAACGCTTTTATGTATTTAGTAAAGAACGGTAAACCGCAAAATGCTAAGTACACTACTGATTACGATTTATTACCAGCTAAACACCCTAAATCAAGTAAGAAATAATATGGCTTTAATACACAATACGTCATACAAAGTCAAAGTAGACAATATAACAGATGAAGTGCTGTCTAATTGCAGGATAGAGAATGGTTCTTTAGTTAGGACTGATAGTGGTCTTTATATGGGGCACTCTGGAGAGAATGTAAGAGTCTATCCACAAAGTGCTGGCTCTTTAGGGCTAGGCTGGATGCGTGTTGATGACACTGAGTACGATTCTGATAACAAACTAAACCTAGTAGACCAAGTACAAGTTGTATTGCCTAACAATGCTGGTAATATAGTAAATAGCGATGGTGCTAATTATTACGATGCAAACACTCAGAAGTTAATTTCCACAAATGAGAATGACGTTTTCATAACAACTGTTGTGTTTAAGGCTAGTGCAGCTAATGCAAATCAGACTCACTTAGATATAGTTCTTGTTGGTTCTGGTGAAATAGGAAGAGTGCACATGGTTCAACAATTCTACAAAGGAAACAATGTCGAGCAAGGTGTTCATCAAGTTATGCAATACTATACGGATGCGGACTTTGTTTCTAATGGAGTTCAAATAAAAATACAATCTCATGGCGGAACTGCTAAGGTATGGGATATAATCTATTTTATACAAAAAACTCAATCAGCATAATATGAGAGCTAAATACTGTAAATGTAAAAACACATACTGTATAAGCTGCTGCAAAGATTGCAATGCAGCTCATTACTGGAAACAAGGCATAGGAGTTATTACTGGTATACCAGATTCTGATGACGACGATGAATAGATAAAAATGAAATAAACTTTAATTTAATTGTTATACTAATATAAAAACCTTTAATTTATGAAAGCTACAGAAATTTTAGAAAAGCTGCAAAATGTTTTTCTATCTACTGAGGCGGAAGTATCTGAGACTCCTGTTGAGGAAGTTAAAGAGGAATTATCTTCTGAAGAAGTGGTAGAAAATGTTGAGCAAGAAGTTCAAGAAGAAGTTAGCGAAGAAGTAGTAGAAGAAACTACTGAGCTAGCTGAAGAAGAAGTCGTAGAAGAAGAGGTAGTAGAAGAAGAAGCTGCTGCTCCAGAATACGCAACTAAAGAAGACCTATCAAAGATGAAACAAGAATTTATGGATGTTATCGAAGGTCTTATGAAAAAAGAAGAAGAATACCAAAAAGAAGTACCAGCAGAATTAAGCTCTGATGTTGATTTATCAGAAGATGCTGAAGAAATTTCTCACTCTCCTGAGTCTGGCATAGAAAGTAAAGCTAGATTTGTTATAGGTGGAAACAGACCAATGACTACTAAAGACAGAGTGTTCAACAAAATGTTTAATAATTAATTATTTTAAATAAAAATGGCAACTACAACAACTATTACTACAACTTATGCTGGTGAGAAATTGCAAGGCTTTATCTCTGCTGCATTATTATCTGCTAACACTATTGAAAATGGTGGTGTAAGCGTTAAACCAAACATTAAATTTAAAGCTGTTATAAAATCACTTGCTACAGGTACTTTGATTGCTGATGACACTTGTGACTTTACAGACAGCTCTTCTGTAACTCTTGATGAAAGAATTCTTGAGCCAGAAACTTTCCAAGTTAACTTACAACTTTGTAAAGACGATTTTCGTTCTGACTGGGATGCTATCTCTATGGGATATTCTGCATTTGACAGCTTACCTCCATCTTTTGCTGATTATTTAGTAGCTCACGTTGCTGCTAAAGTAGCTGAAGAAATGGAAAGCACTATCTGGAGCGGAGCTAACGCTACTGCTGGACAGTTCGATGGATTTACTACTTTATTTGCTGCTGATGGAACTGTAAATAGCGTAACTGGAACTACTGTTACTGCTGCTAACGTTATTGAAGAGATGGGGAAAGTAGTAGACGCTATTCCTTCTGCTATCTACGGAAAAGAAGACCTTAAATTATACGTTTCTAAAAACGTTATGAAGGCTTACGTGAGAGCTTTAGGTGGATTTAGTGTTGCTGCAACGTCAAACGCTGGTACTGACAACAAAGGTACTCAATGGTATGACAACGGAGCGTTATCTTTCGATGGAATCTCTATCTTTATGGCTAACGGTCTTGGAGATGACAAAATGGTAGCTGCTCAGTCTTCAAACTTATACTTCGGTACAGGTGTTTTATCTGATTTAAACCAAGTAAAAGTTTTAGATATGGCTGACCTTGATGGTTCTCAGAACGTAAGAGTAATTGCACGATTTACTGCTGGTATCCAGTACGGATTTGGTGCAGAGATTGTTTATTACGCTTAATAAACTGTTCATTTAATATATAGGGGGTGGGTGTCTATCCCATCCCCTTTTTTGTTTAACTAATAAAAATATAAAATTATGCCTTGTGATATAGCAACTGGAAGAACAGAAGCGTGTAAAGAGAGTGTTGGTGGATTAAGAAACATCTACATTGCAAACTTCGTTTCTGGACTTTTCGCTGATGTACTTGCGAACTTAGATTCTGATGAGCAAGTTACAGCATTAACAACTGACCTTGTTGTTTACAAATTCGAGCTAAGAGGAGATAACAATACTTTTGAGGAAACTAACGAGAACTCAAGAGATAATGGAACTTCTTTCTGGACTCAGAGTGGAACAATAGCACTTAAAAAACAAGATGCTGCTACTCAAAAAGCTCTTAAATTACTTTCTTATGGAAGACCACATATCTTAATTGAGGATTACAACGGTAACTTCCGTTTAGCTGGTGCTCAAAATGGTGTTGAAGTTTCTGTAGGTACTGCTACTGGTGGTGCAATGGGAGACTT